ACAGACCCCACCCCCTATTATTATTATACATTCCCACACAGGAAAATTCGTGTTATATAATTCGCAGGGGTGCTACCTCGTGATGTGCCTTCCCTCCCTGTGGCGCAACCCATTTCCTTCCTGTAGCACCCCCCCTCACCCCACGTATTGCTTTATTGTGGTATCATGTTAAAATTTGCGAAAAATCACAGAAGGATTTGGTATGGCTGGCAGGTCATTGCAGAAGAAGCGTTTAGCTGAAATTAGGCAAATGGGTGGCGCTGATTTTTTGCGGGAGTGGTTGCTTGAGGGAAAATCCATCAAAGCCTTAGCGCAGAAAATGGAAATACACAGCGGAACCCTGCGCAATCTTATTTTGTCTGACGCAGAGCTTTCTGCTGCTGTAGATAGCGCCCGTAGAGATGCTGCAGATGCGCATTTTGAGCAGGCTTTTGAGTTGATTTCAGAGGTGTCTGAGCGCAGACAAAGAGAGATTTTTGAGGCGCTGGATGAAAACCATACGCGGGATGTTAGTGAGGCCAACGTAAATCAAGTTGATCTTGGGTTACTCAAGCAGAAAGTTGGGCAGCATAACCTTGCTGCGTCTAATTGGAACCCTGAGCGATACGGTGGGCGCAACCAGCAGCAAATCAACATTAATATTGGTGATTTTCATTTAGATGCGCTGCGTAAGGTTAAGGTGATTGACCATGAGTAATGTCGCAGAAAATACTATGGTTGACTTTGTGCAGCGCTATAGCAAGAAGCCTGCTTTATTTGTGCAAGAGGTGCTTGGCGTAGAGCCATTGCCGTATCAGGCAGAATTTTTGGAAGCGATTGCGTCTGGCGAACGCAAGATTAGCATTCGGTCTGGTCATGGTACTGGTAAGTCTACAGCAGCATCGTGGGCAATGCTATGGTATTTTTTGATGCATTACCCAAATAAAGTTGTTGTAACTGCGCCAACTTCTAGTCAGCTTTTTGATGCCTTGTTTGCGGAGCTAAAGCGCTGGATAAACGAGTTGCCTGAAGGGTTGCAGAGCATACTTAACGTTAAGTCGGATCGCGTTGAGCACACTTCTGCGCCGTCAGAGATGTTTATATCGGCACGTACCAGTAGGGCAGAAACTCCAGAAGCCTTGGCTGGTGTCCACTCTGAGCATGTTATGTTGGTTGTAGATGAAGCCTCTGGTGTACCTGAGCAGGTATTTGAGGCTGCGGCTGGCTCTATGTCGGGTCATAACGCGACGACGATTATGCTAAGCAACCCCACGCGAAGCAGTGGTACGTTTTTCGAAAGCCAGACGCGCATGGCGGATAGCTGGTGGACACGCCGTTGGTCATGCGTAGATAGTCCCTTGGTGAGCGATGAGTTTGTTGATGAGATGCGCTTGCGCTACGGCGAGGAGAGCAATGCGTTTCGCATTCGTGTGCTGGGTGAGTTTCCGCTTGCTGACGATGACACGATTATCCCGTTTCATCTTGTGGAGAATGCCACGCATCGCGATGTGCAGATTGATGAGGATACCAAGTCGGTCTGGGGGTTGGATGTAGCACGCTTTGGGCAGGATAAGACTGCGCTGTGTAAGCGTCAGGGTCCGATTGTGTCTGAGCTTAGAGCTTGGTCTGGGTTAGACTTGATGCAGACTGTAGGTCGTGTTGTTGCTGAGTATGAGGCGTTACCGCCTAGCAGACAGCCAACGCAAATTCTTGTCGATAGCATTGGCGTAGGCTCAGGTGTGGTGGACCGCCTGCGTGAGATTGGCCTGCCTGTGCGTGGCGTGAATGTTGCTGAAGCGCCAAGCATGGGCGATACTTATCTTAATCTGCGGAGTGAGCTTTGGTTCAAGACAAAGGGTTGGCTTGAGGATCGTTCTTGTAAGCTGCCGAAGAATGACCAGCTTGTCGCAGAGCTAACCAGCATTCGCTATAGCTTTACCAGTTCAGGCAAGATGAAAGCTGAGAGTAAGGATGAGATGCGCAAGCGTGGCTTGGCCTCTCCTGACTTGGCTGATGCGCTTTGCTTGACGATGGCTTCAGATGCTGCGACTGCTTTGTCTGGGTCATTCTCTAGCTGGCGGGGCGAAATTAGAAGGAATTTGCGTGGAATAGCTTAATGTGATACGTTTGCAGCAAAAGGAGTTAGCTATGGCGTATGGAAAGAAAATGGGAAGCAAAGCTGGTTTTAAACCATGCAAAGGTTGCCCAACCCCTATGGCATGCAAGCGCAAGGGTAAATGCATGGCTAAGGCTAAGAAGTAATGGCAAAGGGTCTTTATGCGAACATTCATGCTAAGCGTAAACGCATTGCGGCGGGAAGCGGCGAAAAGATGCGCAAGGTTGGAAGTAAAGGTGCGCCGACTGCCAAGGCGTTTAAGAAAGCTGCTAAAACAGCTAAGAAGAAAGTAAAGAAGTAATGTAATGTTTACCGCGTTTGTTCTCTTGTGCGCTCAGAATTACTGCTTTGCAGTCGGTGGCCCTGCGTATGTTGATGAGAATGAATGCATTGCTGATTTTATGCAGAACGGAGTTCCATCTTTGCAGATGAAATATCCAACGTATACAATCAAGCAAGTTAAGTGTTATGAATGGGAAAAGCAGGTGAAGTCGTAATGCCGTATTCTAAGTATAGCCCAAAGCAAAGAAAATTAGCCGCAGTGGCTCCACCACGCAAGAAAATTACTGGCGCAGACTTGAAGAAGCTGAGCAAAAGCAAAAAAGGTAAAAAGAAATGAACCCTCTAGGATTACTTGCAGGACTAGGTGCTTTGAACGCGCTAAGCGGCGGTGAGCTAGGCGCAAAGTTTGGCGGTAAGGCCGCGACAGGCAAGCGCTTCACTGGATTACTTGACATGTTAGACGGCGGTGGCGCTGGCGCATCTGGGGATAAGTTTGAGGGCGGCGGCTTATTGTCTATGCTGGGTAACTTGTTTATGAAGCCTCTTGAGGCGCAGGATAAAATAGAAGAGATTGCAGCACGCACATCTGCGCGCGATATGCTTAGACCAAAGCTGCGCCCGAATATGACAATGGGTACGCCTATCACTGAATATAGTGACAGCTTACTTGCCCCCAAAGTTAATCAAGACGTGTACGGCATCGGTCAGGGTGGCGAGTTTGCAGGTACAATGACTGCTCCAGATACGTACAACATTGGCTCTGCTGGTGAGTTCGGTGGGCTTATGTCTCCAGCAAATATGCCTCGCCCAAGCGCAACCACTGCAGCACTAAGTCCAACAGGTGACATGGCATCTGGTGTTGCTCCAGTGTCGCCCATGTCAGATCAGCTAAGCCCAATAGCCCCAGCAACGCCGACAGCACCTTATCCGTCAGGCATGTCGCCTGCTGCGCCATCCATGCCGCAGGGCATTATGTCATTCCGTGAGTTTGTTGATGCGGAGCGTGCAGCAATGTCTGGCGCTGATCTATATGTTGATCCAGCAAACTATCGTCGCGGTTATGCGCGGTACTTGAGTTCTATGGGTATCAACCCAGCAACGATGGGAATGTAATGCCTAAAGACCCCCGCCTCGCCCGCGCTGGAGTATCGGGTTATAATAAACCCAAGCGCACTCCAAGCCACAAAACTAAGTCACACGTAGTTGTGGCTAAGGAGGGTGATAAGGTTAAAACAATTCGCTTTGGCCAGCAGGGCAAGACGGGCGATAAGACTATGACAAAGCGTGCTAAGTCGTTTAAGGCAAGGCATGCTAAAAACATTGCCAAGGGCAAGATGAGCGCCGCATATTGGGCAGATAAGGTTAAGTGGTAATGGCTATTACAACCTACGCAGAACTAAAGACCGCAATCGCCAACTGGTTAAACCGCGATGATCTTACGAGTGTTATTCCTGATTTCATCAGTCTTGCAGAGGCTGACATGGATCGCAAAGTGCGCCACTGGCGTATGGAGCAGCGCAGCACAGCGGCAATCGACGCAAGATATACTCAGTTGCCCAGTGGTTTTATGGAGGCTGTGCGCTTTCACCTAGATGTAGATGAGCGCCCCATTGAGCTAGTCACGCCATTAGCGCTGCAGTCTTATCGTAGAGGTGGCGCGGACACGACAGGTAGGCCAAAGTATTATTCTGTGATTGCGGGTCAGCTTGAAGTTTGGCCTACGCCAGACAGCGCCTACACAGGTGAGCTATATTACTACGCACGCACCACACCATTGGACGATAGCAATACCTCAAACTGGATTTTGCAATACTTTCCAGATGCGTATTTGTATGGTGCTTTGATGCATTCTGCGCCTTACTTGGTTGACGATCAGCGCACGACAGTTTGGGCATCGTTGTACCAAAGTGCGATTGATGGTATCAATAGTAACAACGAAAAAGCCAAGTTTGGCGGCTCAGGCTTGCGGATGCAGGTCAACACATTCTAGGAGAAAGACATGGCAACAATTTCAGATTATGTGCTAGACGCCGCACTGTCCAAGCTGGACTTAGAGGCAGATCGCATAGACATTTGCTCACAGGAGCCTACGACATACACAGAGGCGACAAGCACCTATACGCTAGGCAATAGCACCTCAGTATCGTTTGGTACGCCAGAGGATGGTGACACGTCAGGCCGCAAAACAGCCTGCGCAGCAATCACAGATGGCTCAGTGACAGGTTCAGGCACAGCAACGCATTACGCGATCACAGACGTATCTGCGACACGCCTGCTTTGCACAGGTTCGCTGACAACATCGCAGGCGGTTGTGTCTGGCAATACATTCACAGTTGCTACGTTTGACGTAGAAATCCCTGATCCAGCATAAGGTGCAGCATGGTCGTACTAGCCAATAGAGTTAAGGTCGCTACGGCAACCACAGGCACAGGCACTGTAACGCTTGGCGCAGCCTCTACAGGCTATCAGACGTTCGCGGATGGCGGTGTAGCTGATGGAGATACTGTGCGCTACACGATTGAGGATGGTGACGATTGGGAGATTGGCTACGGCTTATATAGTTCAACTGGGACAACCCTGACGCGCACGCTAATGGAAAGTTCTACAGGGTCGCTGTTGAACTTATCTGGCACCGCAGAGTTGTTTATTACTGCTGGCGTTGAGGAAGTGTATGGCTACGTCACAAGTACATTAGATGCAGATCGCACACTGGATAGCGGGGTTGAGTTTGACACGGGTAAGGGCTTTACCATTGCGGATGGCGTTACTTTGACGATCCCGACAGACGCGCAGCTTGTGATAAACAATTACACTGAGAAAAGGCCATTTTAGGAGATAGGAAATGCCCCTTAAAATTAACTCAACAAATGGCTCAGTAACGCTTACGCCAGAGGATGGCGTGGGCAATGTTGATATTACAGTTCCGCGCAGCCCAATCGTGGGGCAAGATCACGCTGGCGAGTTAGTTGTTGATAGCTACAACGAGCGTTACGAGGCCGTTACGTCTACATCAAACGCAACTACTGTTGACTGCGAAAACGCAAACTCGTTTAGCCACACGCTGACTGAAAATACAACTTTCACGTTTAGCAACCCACCAGCCTCTGGCACTGCATATACGTTTAGCATTGAGATAATTCAGGATGCGTCTGCGTCAGGCTACACGGTAACTTGGCCCACATCTGTTGATTGGCCCAGCGCAACCGCGCCTACGCTAACTGCAACGGCATCTGCGAAAGATTTGTTTGTGTTTTACACCCGTGATGGCGGCACAACTTGGTATGGCTTCACGGCTGGTCAGGCATTGGGGTAGGTTATGGCGACTAAGAAAAAACTTCTTGAAGCTGCTGCTGGTGCAGGTGGTGTTGATAGCTATTGGATAAACCTGTTAGGTGGAACTTCAGTTGACGTTGGCAGGGGAGTAGCTATAGACTCTTCAGACAATATTATTGTTACTGGTTACACTAACTCAGATGGTGCTGGGACTGATGACGCCTTAGTGGCTAAATACGATTCATCTGGCACACTTTTATGGGACAAAACTCTAGGTGGAGCTAACGCTGACTATGGTTATGGAGTAGCTATAGACTCTTCAGACAATATTATTGTTACTGGTTACACTCAATCAGATGGTGCTGGAGAACTTGACGTCTTAGTGGTTAAATACAATTCATCTGGCACACTTTTGTGGGACAGAACTCTAGGTGGAGCTTCGAATGACCTTGGCTTTGTAGTAGCTATAGACTCTTCAGACAATATTATTGTTGTTGGTTACACTGGCTCAGATGGTGCTGGAAACTTTGACGTCTTAGTGGCTAAATACAATTCTTCTGGTACACTTCAATGGGACAGAACTCTAGGTGGGGCAAATAATGACATTGGCTATGGAGTAGCTATAGACTCTTCAGACAATATTATTGTTGTTGGTCACACTGGCTCAGATGGCGCTGGGGGTAATGACGTCTTAGTGGCTAAATACAATTCTTCTGGTACACTTCAATGGGACAAAACTCTAGGTGGAGGTAGCAGTGACTATGGTCGAGGAGTAGCTATAGACTCTTCAGAAAATATTATTGTTGTTGGTTACACTGCCTCAGATGGTGCTGGGGGTAATGACGTCTTAGTGGTTAAATACAATTCATCTGGCACACTTTTATGGCAGAGGACTCTAGGTGGAACTGGGCAAGAAAGTGGCTATGGAGTAGCTATAGACTCTTCAGACAATATTATTGTTGTTGGTGTCACTCCCTCAGATGGCGCTGGGGGTCAGGATGTCTTAGTGGCTAAATGCAGTTCATCTGGCACACTTTTGTGGGACAAAACTCTAGGTGGAGCTAGCAGTGACTATGGTCAAGGAGTAGCTATAGACTCTTCAGACAATATTATTGTTACTGCTTACACTCCCTCAGATGGCGCTGGGGGTAATGACGTCTTAGTGGCTAAACTTCCCCCTGACGGAACTGGCGACGGAACTTACGGGAGTCTAGTCTATGAGGATGCAGTCCTTACATTCGCAGTAGCAGGATTGACCGATGCCGCAGCAGTTTTAACTGATGCACCCGCAGTGCTGACAGATGCCGCAGCAGTGCTGACAGACCAAGCCGCCGTTCTTACCGAAGAATTTTTTGAAATCACGCCGTAAGGAGACAGAACTATGGCCTATGTCAAAACACAAAACGGACAAGTGCAGAAATTCCCATATACCATTGGAGACTTGCGTAAAGATAACCCAAACACAAGTTTTCCAAAAAAAATCTCAGAGGCTGGATTGCCAGAGTTTGGGGTTTATCCTGTAGGGGAAGAAGATGCGCCAAGTTATGATTTAAGGACGCAAAAAATTGAGCGTCAATCACCAAGTCTTTCTGGCGGTTCTTGGTCAATTGGCTGGGCGGTTATCAATAAATCGCAAGATGAAATAGATCAGTACGATCAGCGTGTGGCTGACAAAAACAGATTTAAAAGAAACGAATTGCTGGCTGAAACAGATTACTTTGCGCTAACTGACGTAACTATGAATGCGGCAATGACTAGCTATCGACAGGCGCTGCGTGATATAACTAATCATGCAAATTGGCCGCACCTCAGTGACGAAGATTGGCCTGTGAAACCAGAATAGGGGCGCGATATGCCACTAAAACTTGAAACGCAAAACGGCGCAATTATTGTAACTGGTGAAGATGGCAGCGGTGACGCGGCTGTCACGTTTCCGCGCGGCGGTATTGTGCAGCCGACACATACTGGCGATGTCAGCATAACTGGTGAATTTATTGCCGACAGCGTTAATGAAACCTACAGCGCACTGTCTGGCACTGCCGTTACAGTTGATTGCGAAACTGGCAACTTCTTTGCTTTAACAACAAGCGGCAACACAACATTCACTTTTAGCAACCCTCCGACAAGCGGTACGGCTTACAGCTTTACACTAAAGTTGACTGCTGGCGGTACGCACACTATCACCTATCCCGCATCTGTTGATTGGGCTGGCGGCACTGCACCTGACGCGCCAGCGTCCACGGAAACTGATTTACTCGCATTCACAACCTATGATGGCGGGACAACTTGGTACGGCTTCCAAGCTGGGGATGCAATGGCATGAGTATGACGGCTCGCAGAATGCAGATGGCTGCATCTGCTGGGGGTGCTGCGGCGGGCGAGGACTTATATAATGCATTCTACTCTGTGGCAGAGTTTCAAAATAATGACAGTGCAAGCGATACGAGTTCAAATTACAGCGTCAGCGAAGTTCAGCAGAATTATAGCGGAACGGGAAGGCTGTACTTAATTCACAAGGCAACTGGAGCTACATCATTTTATAATGATGTTCCAATCGCGTGTATCCAAGTATTAAACGCAAGCGGGACATCAATAAATCAGCAGTGGTGGTTCGGCGCATCCAATAATGGCCAAGGGTGGACTACGCACACTTCTGAATATAACTTTGGGGCAATTGGCTCTGGAGTAAATATAACACCCTCTCAAGCTGCATCAAATTATACTTACACAGTAAATGTAGTAAATGGCGCTACGGCTGATCGCTTCACTCTTGCAACCTCTACTAGTTCAAATGATACGGGCGCAGTTGATGGAATTGCGCAACCTAGTTCCCCTATGACCCTTGGCGAGAAAACAGTGTCTCAAAGTTTAGATACATATTATATGTATAGAGAAACGAGTGGTGCAATAGTCCCATACTGTAGCCTTTGCAGAAGCCCCTCGCGCACTTGGACAGGCGGCGAAATAATTAGAATAGCGTATATCATCGGCAACTATCTTACAGCGAACTACTACACGCCTGACGACACATTATTTCTGGGGATACAGTAATGCTAGGTTTTAACGCACTCTCAAAAACGCCTCTGGCAGATGATAATGTAAACTTAGGCCTTCCAGTATCTATTGTCGTGGATAGCATTACGGCAGGAATACCTGTCGTTGATACTGCGCCTGTTTTTGAGGATGAAACAATCCCAGCGGCGGAGATTACGTCTGGCGCTCCTGCCGTTGATAGCGCGAATGTCATCGTTGTTTACAATTTCTCTGCAAACAGCATAACCGCAACACCTGTCGTTGACACCGCAACAACGCAATTCACAGATGTACTTGCCGCTGACGAAATTACGTCTGGCGCACCTACGTTTGATGACGTTAGCGCGTCAATTATATCTAACTTTGACGCAGACGAAATTACACTTGCCGCGCCTACAGTAGGCAGCGCGACTGTCGCGGTTATCTCTAACTTCTTCCCAGTTGCGCTAGAGCCGCAACCTGTCGTTGATACGCTACCATTCTTCCAAGAATATGCGCTGACAGTTGTAGACATCACTGCTGGTGTCCCTACGCTGCCAGCACGATTTACTTGGGATTATCAAGAACCTCTAACCGACAGTTGGACAGAACAGGCGGATGATGATAGTGTATGGACAACTCAATCGGCAAGTAGCGACACTTGGACGGAAGCTGCGGAGCCAACAGATATATGGACTGATGTTACTGACCCAACCGACACATGGTCAGAAGCTGCATAGGAGATTTAGATGGTTTTAACAGTAACCAAACCCACGGTAGGCGGTTCTGAGGATAGTTGGGGTACAACCATCAATACCGCGCTGGACGATATTGTCCTAGAGATAAATAGCAATGCTGACGGTACGAACGCGATTACGCCTAATCTGGGATCGGGTTGGAAAGTTGGCGGCGTTGCGGTTACGTCAACTGCGGCAGAGCTAAACATCCTTTATGGCGTAACAGCTACAGCGGATGAGCTTAACACTTTAGACGGCGACACGGCTGCAACATCTACAACTGTTGTTGATGCTGACCGCGTTGTGTTTAATGACGCAGGCACTATGAAGCAGGTCGCTATGAGCGATCTCAAAACGTACATCAATGCCTCTGTAGGTTCTGGCTCAGTCACAAGCGTTGCGATGACAGTGCCAACTGGCTTGACTGTTAGCGGATCGCCAATCACAACGTCAGGCACACTGGCAGTTTCGCTGCAATCAGGTTACAGCATCCCAGCAACGTCAAGCCAATCCAACTGGAACACGGCGTATGGCTGGGGCGATCACTCATCGCAGGGCTATTTGACAAGTAGCTCACTTAGTGGATACGCAACAACATCTCAGACTTTTGGTGTTTCTCAGTCTTGGCAAACAACAAGCATAAGTGTTCAAACTTGGTATCAAAACTCAAGTTCTAAAGCAGAATTGTGGCATGTTCGCCAAGGCAGTGGTCAGTCTGGCACAGTGCGTGTAGGCACTAGCACTAGCAGTTATGTAACGCTTGATATGCGTGACGGTGACAGTGGTGAAAATATTCCGATATACTTTGTGGTTCCCCCTAATCACTACTTTTACGTCAACGGTTCCTCTTTTAATTTTCAAGCTAAACTTGCATAGTAAAGGATAATCACAAGATGGCTTTTAGACATATCATAGACGCATCAGGTGAATACATTGTGCAAGACAGTGGTAATGACCCTATGCCGCCCTTACCTGAAGGTGCATCCGAAGTAGACGCTCGTCCATCACCATTCCATGACCGCGTAGGTGATACATGGGTTGAAGATACTGCACGAAAAACAGAGGCGCTTTCGCTTGAGGTGCGTGGAATGCGTGACTTTAAATTACGCGATGAAGTAGACCCAATCGTCACCAACCCTCTACGCTGGGCAGACTTAACAACTGCAAAACAAAACGAATGGACGCAGTACCGCACTGATTTGCTCAACGTTCCACAGCAAGCAGGCTTTCCAAACACCATCAACTGGCCCACTAAACCAGAGTAACGCGCATGGCTCTCATACCGCTTAAAATCCCCGCAGGCTTCTACCGCACAGGTACGGAGCTAGATGCATCTGGTCGTTGGCGTGATGGCTCACTTGTTCGCTGGCGTGACGGTTCTTTGCGTCCTATCGGCGGCTGGCGTGTGAATGAGAACATCGCCAGCATTACGACAAACGCACCGCGTGGAATGCATACTTGGGAGAGCAACAACGGCACACGCTACGTTGCAGCGGGATCGTATAACGAGCTATTCGCAGTCGTTTCTGGTGGCACTGCATACGACATTGCTCCAACTGACCTAACAGCGGGTTCAGAGGATGCTGCGGTCAACATTGGCTACGGTTATGGTTTTTACGGTGCGGGTACATACGGCACACCGCGTCCTGACACTGGCAACCTAGTTGCTGCAACCACATGGTCGCTGGATAACTGGGGTGAATACCTTGTCGCGTGTTCTACGGCAGACGGACGTTTGCTAGAGTGGCAGCTTGGCGCATCATCAGACGCAGCGGTGATTGCAAACGCGCCTACAAACAACCTTGGCTTAGTCGTCACAGAAGAACGCTTTATCTTTGCATTAGGTGCAGGCGCAAACCCACGCAAGGTGCAGTGGTGTGACCGTGAAAATAACACTTTGTGGACACCTGCCGCAACAAACGAAGCTGGTGACATTGAATTGCAAACGTCAGGCCAGATTGAAACGGCAGTTCGTACACGCGGTCAGACGCTAATCATCACAGACATTGACGCGCATACAGCACGATACATTGGCCCACCCTATGTGTATGGCTTTGAGCGTGTTGGCACATCTTGCGGTATTATTTCACGCAAGGCAGCGGCAGACGTTGACATGGGTGTGTTCTGGATGGGCAACGGTGGGTTCTACCGTTTTGATGGTAACTTGGTTTCTGAGATACCGTGTGATGTCCACGATTATGTTTTCAACGACATCAACACCTCACAGAAAAGTAAGACATGGGCGTTCACCAACGGGCAGTTTGGCGAAATCTGGTGGTTTTACTGTTCATCGGATAGCACTGAAATAGACCGCTATGTAGCGTTTGACTTTAAAGAGAACCATTGGCTTATCGGCAACCTATCCCGCACAACTGGCGCGTCACGCGGCGTTTTTGAGTACCCAATGTTGATGGACGCAAACGGAGCAATGTATGACCACGAAGTTGGCCTTTCCTATGCAGTTAGCGGAACAGAGCAATCTGTATTCGCAGAAAGCGGCCCGATCAGCATTGGCAACGGCGATAGCATCATGCAAGTTACAGACTTGATCCCTGACGAAAAGACGCAGGGCGATGTAGATGTTACCTTCAAGAGCAGATACTACCCCAACGACACAGAATACACGCATGGGCCGTATACGCCGTCTAGCCCGACTGCCGTGCGTTTCTCAGGTCGTCAGATCAGAATGCGCGTAGAGGGTGACGCACCTTACGCAGCGTGGCGTGTTGGTACAATGCGGGTAGACGCAAAAGCGGGTGGGCGTAGGTAATGGCTGCACCTGTCCTACCTCCAATTGGCGATAACGTAAAGGCTTGGGGCAATAACCTAACTGCATACTTACGCAGGCAGCTTCCGCGCTTGTACTTCAAGACGGCAGACGACAATCCATCAGAGAACGGCGTTATCTTGTGGGATGACGAAAACGGTTATCCCGTTGTATCCAAGGATGGCGCGTTTGTGCAAATCATCTTAGAGGATGGTCACGCATCATTTTACCGCACAACAGATGTTACAGCGGCTGCGGCAGATACAGCTTATGCAATTACATACGATGCGCCAACTGGAAATGTTGGTATAGATCGGGACGCGACAGATAACAGTAAAATCGTGTTTAACGAAGCGGGTGAGTATCTTGTGATGTTCTCAGCGCAGATTGCTTCATCGTCATCTAGCACGGTCAAATTCTACTTTTGGCCTCGCCTAAACGGCACAGACGCAACCAACAACACAATCATTTACTCGCTGCACCAAAATGACGCGACAGTGGTTGTATCTCGTTCTGCAAAGTTTGATGTATCAGCAGGTGACTACTTGCAAGTTATGTGGGCGGTAGATAGCACAAGCGGCTCACTAGATGCGTCTGCGGCGACATCATTTTCTCCAGCAGCACCAGCAACTACGTTGCATATAACGAGGATGCACGGATGAATGCGCACGCAGGCATAAATCCGCTAGAGCGCTGCAAGCCTTGGATCAAGAAAGCACTAAAGCGTTCAGGTAATCTAAACACTTGGGCAGAGGTTTGCGAGGGCATACGCTCTGGTAAAATGCAGTTATGGCCTGCAGAGCGAGGATGCATTGTAACGGAAATCGTGGTATATCACGATAGAAACGCTTTGCATGTCTTTCTTGCTGGTGGTGAATTGGATGAAATTTTACAAATGACTGAAAGTGTGAAAGAATGGGCGAAATTGCAAGGCTGTTCATTTGCCACATTTGATGGTCGTTTTGGATGGCAAAAACCTTTGGAGAAGATTGGCTGGAAGCCTCACTCTGTAACAATGCATTTGGAGTTCTGACATGGGCAGTAGAAGCACCACAGAAAACAAGATACCAGCGTATATGGAAGAAGCTGGCAAATTAGCTGTTGAGGAAGCAAAAAAAATCAAAGAAATGGGCTACTTGCCTTACTTTGGCCCAGAGGTTGCAGCAATCAATCCATACGAGCAAGCTATGGCGCAGAACGTAGGCGGTATGGCATCGGCATTTGGTTTAGCAGCGCCTGCTGCAATGAGCATGTCTGGTGTGGATACAGCAACATCTGGCGGCATAACTGGATACACAACTGCACCAGCTTACTTTTCTGCACTTGAGCGTCTAAAAGAGACACGCCCAGATCAGTATGAGTTCTTTGCAAATCTAGGTCGGTTTGACCCGATTACTGGCGCGGCAAACCCTAATTATAACCCAAATCCCACAACCATCGGACCTGCTCAGACAGCAGTTGGAACTGGCAGCAGCTCAGAGGGGTTCCCAGGCGTTGGTTATGCAAGTGTAGATGACAGCTTCTACGATCCAAATGAGTTTGATCCGCTTGGGCCAACTAACAAAGGTTACTCTATAGACATAGGCAATACTTCTATACCCATTGGCCCACAACACGGGGACGGCGAAGGTGGGGAGGGCGGAAAGTCTATCGTTTGCACAGAAATGTATCGTCAAACAAAGTTAGATGATTGGTCGGATGCAATGAAAACTTGGTATGTCTACCAGAAAAAGCATCTAACCCCATACCATGAGATCGGGTATCATGCAGTGTTTAAGCCATTTGTTTTGGGAATGAAGAAAAGCAAGCTGATTACAAAAGTTGGCGCTTATGCAGCCAAGAAGCGAACAAAGCACTTGAGGTATGTCTTAACTAAAGGCAAGTCAAAAAGTAGCTTTATTGGTAAAGTTATCTGCAGCATTTTAGAGCCGCAAATGTACCTTGCGGGTCGTGTGGTATCCGCGATTAAAGGAGGCTCATAATGGGCAAATCAGGATCACAGCAAACAACAATGCCGCTAACAGGTCCGCAAAAGCCACCCGCAGGCATGGGCTACGATGACACAGGTATACTGCGTCCACTAAGTGAAATCCGCAGATTTGGGCAACCAGCCCCAACCCCTGCTCCACAGCCAGCAGCGCCTGCTATGGTGCAGCCAGCAGCGCCTGCTATGGTGCAGCCGTCTGGCCCTAATGTTTTCCAGCAGGCGCAAGGTTATCAAACACAAGCAGGTCAGGCTTATGGTGGACTGGCAGGCTTCCAAGCGCCCACTTCTCAAGCTGCGCAAATAGGTCCAGTTGGAACTATGGCTCAAGCTGATATAGGGCAATATATGTCGCCCTACACTCAACAAGTCATTGAACGTGGTCAGGCAGATATTGCACGCCAACGTGAGCAAGCCATGAATAGACTTGGTGCGCAGGCTAGTGCGGCAGGCGCATTTGGCGGCTCTCGTCAGGGCGTTGCTGAGGGCGTAACAATGGGCGAATATGGCCGTATGGCTGGCGACTTTGCAGCGCAGCAGCGCGAGAAGGCATATCAGCAAGCCCTTGGCGCGGCTCAATACGACATTGGGCAGCAACAGCAGCGCGCACTTCAGCAGGCAAACTTGCAGCAGCAAGCATCTCTTGCAAATCAACAGGCCGCATTGTCTGGCGCAGGCATACAGCAAGCAGGCGCAGCAGGTCTTGGTGGGCTTGGTCAGCAGCTATTCGGTCAAGGTCGTCAGATTCAGCAGGAGATTGGTCAACAGGCAGCATTCCAACGCAGCTTGCAGCAGCGCTTACTCGACTTGCAGAAGCAGCAATTCGGTCAAGCAACTGGTGCGCCTCTGTCTGGCTTGGGTGCAATGTCTCAGATTATGAGCCAAACACCGTATAGTACGACAAGCACAACTAGCACACCGTTTAACCCTGCAACTTTACTTTATGCGTTCCTCTAATATGACACTAAGTGACAGAGAATTATTAGCAAAGACGCTGCAAGCGGAAGCTGGCAATCAAGGGATTGGCGGCATGCTTGCTGTTGGCTCTGTCATAAGGAACCGTATGGCGCAGGGTGGAAGCCTAAGTGACGTTATTCTTGCTCCTGCGCAGTTTTCTGCTTGGAACAAGGTAACTGGTGCCGTTGGCGGTGAGCAGGGGCAGGACATGGCTGCGCTAAAGCCAAGCGAAGATGCTTACGCTGCCGCAGACGCAATACTCTCTGGGAATGCCCCAGATGTAACTGGTGGCGCTACGCACTATTACAATCCGTCAATCTCAAACCCTGCTTGGGGTAAGGAGAAAGCTGGCGGGGATTGGACCAAGATTGGCGCGCATATTTTTGGCAAAGCTGGCGATTTCAGAACAGGAGCCGCAAAGATGAACGGTGAACAAACACAAAAACCTCAAGGTTTGCTAGGTGGCCTGCTTGGTGGGCAGGGCATAGGTGGCGCTCTGGGAATGAGCGATGACTTCCGCGATAAGCTAAAAATGGCAATTCTAGCTGGCACTGGTGATGCGCGTATGGACCCGCTTATTCGCGCTACGGCTGCGCGGATGGAGGAGCGCAGAGGTGAGGCTAAAGAGCAGCGTCAACGCAACAAAAGTCTTGAGTATCTAAAGCAGCGCGCAGATGCAGGTGATGTTCTAGCTAAGCAATATTACGAGGCTGCGTCTACTGGAGTGCTGCCTGTTGGCGCAGGTATTGCTGGATACTTAGAACAAATGACTAAGGTGCCTAAAGTTTCCGAAGCAGAGAAACAAATTAACCGCCTTATGGAGACAGGCGTTGATCGGCCCACAGCTATTGCAATACGGGACGGGCGATTAAAAATAAGCCGCAATCCAGTGACACAACGCGCAGAGCTTATCGACATGGCAACAGGCGGCATTGTTGGACAAGCCACAGAAGCTCTTGCGCAAGAAGTCGGTGCAGAAGAGGCTGCTCCTGCAGATGATAGATTTAAGGGTTTGCCAGTCGGTCAGGCTGGTGGCTTAGTTGGATGGGGCGCAGGTATAGTAAATACTGTGACAGACGCATTGGGCGCAGGTCAGCAGTTCCCCAACATTGGCGAGGCGCAAGCCGCTATGAAGGACTTATCAACAAGAACAGTGCTTATGCTTGATGCAGACTTTGCTGGAAAACCAACAAACTTTACGCGTGAAAAAGTGGAAGAGCTAACGGTCAAGCCGTCAGAAATAACTCAAGGCTCTGCGCAGTCATATCAGAAAACTGTAAATATGATTTCTGCTCTTGAAGAAGCTATGGCAGGAGCCAAGGCGGCAATAAATAATCCAAGTCAGTACAGCCCTCAAAAGGTGCGAGAGGCTGAAAGCAGTGTTTCGAAATTGCAGGATTTGCTTGACGACTACACTTCACTAAAAAATGCCTTTGAAAGCAAGGGCTTAGCATCACAGGGCGCGGTAAACGGGCAGCCTACTGTAGTGCAGACAGATCAAGATCGTGCGCTAATACAAAAATACAGTAACCCAAACTACATTCGGGACAACATGCTCCCATCACCTAATTAATAGGCTGAGATATGGTTGAATATACATACGAACAAGTCATGCAGGCGCTTAGAGCGGCAGATGCTGCAGGTGCGACTGAGGACGCGCGTAGGCTTGCTCAAATAGCTCAGTCAATGTCTCAGCCAAGCGCACCTGCAGAGCCACAGGGGCCAACCTTTAAATCCGTTATGGGGCAGATTAATAAGGAAATCGCAGAGGGCGCTGGCGGCCTTATTGACTTTATTAACCCGTTCGATGAGTACACTGGATCAGCCGTTGAGGGCTTAAAGTCAGCAATGCGTGCAGGCGGCATTGAAGTCGCTGAGAGAGAAGCGCAGGGTCGGGCTGAAAGGGCTGCTGCAGGTATAGGTCAGGCTGCGTCTGCAGTAATCCCAGTAGCAAAGGGCGCGCAATACCTACAGCAAGCTGGTGGGCTTATCGGTCAAGTCGCGCGTCAAGTTGCGCCATCACTTATGACAACAGGCGGCGTTGCTGCTGAACTTGCCGCAGGGGCAGGTGCAGGTGCAGCGCAAGCAGAAGCTGAACGTAGAGGTTACGGCGAAACAGCGCAACAAATCGCAGGCATTGCTGGCGGTATAGGTGTGGGCGTGGTGCCAGCGGCAACAAGAGCGGTTGGGCAGAATATTAGCCGTGCTGCAGACTATCTTCCCGTTCGTGCGCTAGGACGCGCTGCGGCTGCACAGGTTGCGCCATTTACAAAAGCTGGCGGTGATGTACTCGCTTCAACACGGTTCCAAGAGCTTTCTGGTGGCAAGCAGCGTGCTGGGGAAATCTCAGAGCGAATGGGCGAAGAAAGTTTGTTGGGGTTAAGTCCCGCGCAAATGAGTGGTGAAGAGGCCTTGATCCGCGCAGAGCGCAAGGCAATGCAAGATGATCCTTCCCTTGCTGCGCGCATTGAGGCGCAAAGAGTGCAATCAGAAGCTACAGCCATGAAGCTACTGGGGCAGGACGGTGAGGTTCAAATCGCGCAAGACTTCTTACAGAATAGAATTGCGTCTTTCGAGAATACGCTAAACAACTTTGTTAAGGCCGCGCAGGCTTCTGCGGAAAAGAAAGTTCTTGGCTCAGATATGAGTAACGAAGAGGCCAGCACAATCTTGGGCAATGAGTTGCGCAGAGCAAAGGAAGCTGCACGCAATCAAGAAAGAACATATTGGAGCAAGATACCCCAAGAGGTGAAGATTGAAGTTCCAGAGACATCAGCTTTAGTTTTAGGTCAGCCCAAGCAGCTAGGGGAATACTTCAAGGGTGATATACCCACTGAGGTAACTCGCTTTAGAAAGAAGTACGCCAAGAAAGACAAAATGATTAAAGTGAAGGATATTAACTCGCTTTATTCAAAGCTACGCGCTGTTCAGCGTGACGCTATGTCAGGCGCAAATCCAAACTCAAATCAGGCGAGACTTGCTGGTGAGGTTGCTGATGCAATCTTGCGTGACCTAGATGCGATACAGCCAGCAGATGAATTTGGTCTTGCGGTATTCAACGCGCGTTCGTTTAGTAAGCAACTGCACGACAAATTCAGCAAAGGCACTGTAGGAAGCTTGCTGCAGAAAAAGGCTGGCGGAGAATACAAAACGCCGATTGAGCTAACTCTTGATAAGAGCATCTACCAAGCTGGCATCAAGGGTGGATTGGCGCAGCGTGACATAGATGCAGCACTGACTGGTCTAGAGGGTCCAGTAGAAGCAAGAAATGTTACTGCAAACTACATCAGAAACAAGTTCAATGAGAGCGCATTTACTGATGGCAAGTTTAGCCTAGCAAGTGCTCAGCGCTTTATGAAAAGAAGCGAGCCTCTATTGAGCAAACTGCCAACATTGCGTAAAGAGATTGATGACGCAATCGCAGCGCAAAAACGCATCACCTCTGTTGAGAAGCGGGTTGCGCCCATATCTGAAGCGGTTGGACAAAGCACGACTGCAAGGTTTGCATCTGCCAACCCAGAACGCGCCTTGGATGCTGTCAGCGAAGCCGCAGACCCGCAAAAAGCAATGGCAGCGCTGGTTCAGTCTGCGAAAAAAGATCAAACTGGTGAAGCGCTAAGAGGCGTAAAGGCAGCAATGTCGAAGAAGATCATACAGAACTCATTGGAGAAACTTCAAACCCCTCGCGTTGAGGGCGGGCCAGACGTTGAGTTGCGCGGAACACGCCTAAGCCTAGTTCTGGATGATCCAGCATTTAGCAAAATGATAAGCGAAGTCTATTCTCCTGACGAAATCAACCGCATTCGCGTAATTTCTAATGAGCTTAAAAAGCTAGACATGTCTCGCACAAGAGGTGCGGTCACAGGGGGCTTAGACCCATTCAGACCCAACTCAATGCTATCGCTTGTTGCAAGGGTTGTGGGCGCAAGAGTGGGTGCGAGACTTGGCGGTGTTGGTATGGGTGGCGCACTTCAAACAGCGCAAATCGGCTCATCAAGAATGCAGCGCCTTGCAGAGCGCTTGACCAACGACAGAGCGCAGCAGATTATGATGAGGGCATTAGAGGATAAAGAGTTGTTCAGGACGTTGCTGTTAAACCCAACAAACCCTAAGAACTTTAAGAAAATAGAGCGTTCACTAGCGCCTTACTTAGTCGGCACTGCCGCAGCAACGCAGGAGCAATAACATGCAGCCACAAGCAAAAGACAGACGCGAGATTGAAGGTATCGTTCAAGACGCTATGGCGCAGGCTGTAGACTTTGTTGAGAGCGAAATCACAGATGAGCGCATCAAGGCTCAGCGCTACTTTGACGGTCAAGTTGACATAGGCTACGAGGATGGGCGCAGTAGGGTTGTAGCGACTAAAGTGCGTGACACCATTCGCTCAGTCAAGCCAAGCATCATGCGCGTATTTATGTCTACGTCTAAGCCTGTTGAGTTCCTGCCAAAAGGCCCAGAGGACGTTGCTGCAGCAGAGCAAGCTACGCAATACATTCACTATGCATTCACCAAGAATGACGGGTATCGCGTGCTAAACGATGCGATCCACGATGCGCTGATTAAGAAAACAGGTATCGTCAAAGC